TAACCGTGCAGCCCTAGCGGTACCGAATACTGATTGGCTGGCGGGCAAATCGGGCACGCCTGGCCCAGTGCTAGACCAGCCAAACAAATCGCTACCCACAATCCCATTACGTTGGTCTTAATCATTGACTGATACCTCTAACTTCAAATAGCTCACCCACAAATTGAATTGCCGGGCCATGTCGGCCACAATCACCGGCTCCAAGCCAGCTTCGACAATTGCAACACTTCCACCGCCCGCCAGCGCTAGCGTCGTATGCACCAGCGCCCGCCCTATCTCTTCCGCCAACTCTACAACCGCGTCCCCTTCATCCAGGCCGCCCGCTTCAATCGGGGCCACAATGGCGATATGGATGTTAGGTTGTTGCTGCTGTATGCTTCTCGCTGCCGGGTCTATTGGGCTATTCACCGGCAACACTATGGCACTAAGCCCGTTGGTCCTCAATTTGGTTTGCTCCAAGTTTGGGAACCATTCCGCCGTCGGCTCGGTATCCCAAACCCAATCGTCAGTCAACTTTTCTTGGATCGCTTCTAGAACCTCTTTGATTTTGCTCACAGCCGCACCGTATGCACGCGAATAGCGTTATCGTATTCGTCGCTAAATCGCCAAGCCTGCTCCCCACCGATTCCCGCCACTTGGAAAATCACACCGCTTGCGGTGATGGTGTCGCGTGGCTCAGGAAATGGCCCTAGCGCACTTTCAAAATCTTCGGTCCTAAAAATCCAATCCATCGTTTGACCGCTAACCAAAATCTGATCTTCGGCCACTTGATCCGTTACCGTTCTACAGCGTGTCGCCAGCAAGGCCGTAGGCTCGGTAGCCCCTACCCGCTGGTATAACACCGTTTCCGATAGCTTGCCGTGCCGCCGGGCGTGTAGCCAAGCGGCACCGCGTTGTAGCATGCTCAATGCGTCACCTGTTAGGTATTGGTCAAATAGGCACTAGTCACCACCCTGAACCGGCCCGCCCAAATGTTTACGTTAGGGTTCTTGCTGGACGACACGCCCGTTAGCATGGTGCCCTTATTGATTTCTTCAGCCGTAGCCGCGTTGCTGGTGCTAACCAACATGATGGCGGGCCGCAGCGCAAGCGGCTTGTTGTCGCGGTCCTTCTGATCCTGTAGCAACTGGTTGGCCGCCGTTACCGCGTCGATCGTTAGCGCCGCTGGCGACTTAACCGCCGCGCGTGGCTCCTGCTTCTTAACGCCAAAATCGAAGTAGCCACGCATTTGGATTCCCAACTGCTTGAAGTCTGCGTCGGCAGTTTCGATTGTTGGTACCTGGCGTCCATTCAAAAATACCGTTTGGATCATGGCTAGCTCCATGGGGTCCACCAACAGATACCAAGCAGAACTAGAACCGCTGGCGATCAAGTTCTTATTGTTGGAATGGAAGAAATTACCCGCGTTTTCTTGAAACTCGGTCCAGAAAACATCGTTCAAGCCACGCGCCGCACCCAAGCCCAGCCGCTGCGGTGCCGATCGCAAGGCCCCCAAATCGTCGTTAATGATGTCCTCACGTTCCAAAGCGAACATGCGCCCGTAGGTATTGGCCTTATTGGTGTAGCTCGCTTCGCCTAGCATGGCATGCTTCAGCTCACCGCCTGGGGCCACACGCTGGAAAGTCGCATCGCCGGTCAAGCTATAGCTGGTGATCGTCTTGAAAGCGCGTACTGGTACGATTTCCGTTACTTGCCGCCACGCTGACTCGATAGCCTCAAACGAAGCCTTCAATTGCTTGTTGGCAATGTTTGACAAAATGCCGCTAACGCTGATCGTCGAAAGCCCGCTAGCTCGAACGTCCGCAAACGCGCCCCGCATCATGCCATCGATGTTATGGCGGCTAACACGCTGGCCGTTACGCTCCGCAGCAAAACACAGCAAGTCTTTGATCGTGAAACCATGGCGCAAATCTTCGTGCCGATCCATCGCGTATAAAACTTGCTCGTTGTAGGCCGCTTCGATCGACCCGCCCAGCAAGCCTAGACCTCGAACCACTGACGCCTCAACCGCTTGCTCTAGCGATTGCCCGCTTAGGTCCTCTCGGCCTCCGCTGCGGATTGCCCGGCTTGGTCGTTGGTTTCGCAACAATTGCAGCTCAAATTGCATTGTGTTAGTTCCGGCTTTGATCGCTTCATCCATAGCCGCTTCGATGGCTTCAATGTCTCCGCCTTGTTTAATCATGCGCACCGCTGTTGCTTCGATCGCATCGCGCCTGGCCCGCTCGGCCTTGATTGCCAATAAACTGCTGGCCGGTTGTGGGTCGTCGCCGTCGCTGTCGCCATCGCCTGGATCGGTCGCCGCAATTCCGACAAACGTGTCAGCGTCGGCACCAATGGTAACGATGCTCGTTTCAATCAACCGGCTCTTGCGCGCAATGTAGGCCGGGCCGTCCACGGTCACACCGTTTACCACAGCCTTAACGCCAGCCTTGATCCGTTCGACCAAGCTAGGCCGCACACCAACGCTAGCCTGCCAAGCGAACCCGTCGGCAGCCAGTTCTTCCACTTGCTGGCGATCGGCACTGGCACCCACCAATCGGCCTTCGGCTTGTACGGTTTGGCCCACTCGCTGCGGTGTAGCCGAAGCAACAATGCGGCTTTTGTCATGCTCGCGTAGGATCGGCATGGGTCGGTTAAGCCCGGTCAGACCATCCAGGTCAACGTAGATCGGGGCATCATAGCCGCCAACAATTAACGGGCCGCCGTTGTAGGCCACCAAATTGATTTTGGTTTCCCGCTTGCCTTCGGTGCTTTCACCGGCAGCCGTAATCGTAGCTTCGCCATGGCAGTGAATCACCGCAGCCGCACCCGCCGCACCCTTGGCCAAAATCATTGGGTAATTGCTATTCAACTTCTTCAAGCTCTTCATCATTTGATCCCTCTTCCACCCGCTGCCGAGTGTCTCCTATTGGTTGTTGTGGTGCGATCTGCACCAAGCCCGCTTCCCGCAGCTCGGCCAGTTCCCGCGCCCGCTGCCTGATAACTTCCCGATAATCCAAGCCCATACGGGCACACTCATCGGCCAGCGTGGTCGTATTGTTTGCCAAATCCGCCGCCGCCCCGTCCGCTTCTTTCTTCCGGTCAACATGGCCCAACTGCTGCCACAGCCAGCGTGGACGAACCGCCATGCCCGCTTCCACGCTCGCTGGCAAGTAGCCGGTAATCCTTACGGCTTCCGCAAACCATGCACCCCAAATTTTGCGCAGTATCTGCAAATCACACTGGTAACGCTCAACGTCTATCGCCCGGTCTGTTGTTTGCTTGTCCAGCCTGCCGCTGCTGTAGTTGTAGTTACTGGCGTCTAGCAGCGTTACCATCTTGGGTAGTTGCAGCGTCCGGCCTATCTCGCATAAGATTTCCCGCTTAAACATTTCGTAAGTGGTCGTTGGATGCTCGGCTTTCATCTGGGCTAAATCGTAGCCCTCGGGCAGCGTGGTCATAGTGCCGCGCTCAATGGGTATTTGCTCCCAACTGGCTGGCAAATCTTCGTCGTCGCTTGGCAGTGTAGACTTTAGCAGCGCCGCAATGTCGGCTGCTGTTTCTGCTGCTGTTAGTGTTGCAAGAGTAAACCGCCGCAACTGGGCAAATAGCGGTAGGGCTGGTGTAATTTCTGGAATACCGCGCACCTGGCCGGGCCGATCGCATCGGAACCAATGCAACATTTGGCTAGCCGGAATCTTGATCGGCTCTTGGCTGATTGCCAAATCGCCTGGGTGATCCATCAGCACTTTGAAAATTAGCGGATTGCCAAAATCATCCAGCTCTAGGCCGTCCACCTTGCGCGGGTCTAGCCATTCGGTGCCCATTAGGCCATCGGTCACCTGTTCGGCTTCCACCAACTGCAAATCTAACTGAACCGCACCTTGTAAACGCGGATTCGTCCGCATAATCGCAAACGCTTCGCCGTCTTGGGCCTTGCTGACTCGCATGGTCCACAACTTGCCCCAAAGATTGATTTCGTCGGCCCAATCGGTAAACAACCGGGCAACCTCTGACAAATCTTCGTAACTGCTCGACTGGTCGGCCTGCTGGCTGGCCTGCTGTACTACCAGCGTCGGCCCGTAACCGATCGTGATGTCCGCCAGCGTGTTGACGATTCCCCGCGCGTAGCAATTATTAGCCACTTCATACCGTGCGTGCCGGCGCAGCCGGTCCCGCACATCGGGGCTATTGGCCTGGCGTGCCGATAGGTTATCCGCATTGGCCCAGTGCCGTCTGTTGTCGTCGTCGATCGTGGCCGCGTCGTAGCGTGCCCGCACCGATGGCAGCAACCTGGCTTGCAGCTTTGCCGCTGGCTTGGTCGCTTCAAGAGTCCAATCGGATAGCAGAACAGTACCCATAGCTAGCCGTTGCCTCCGATCGTGCCCGGTGGCACCAACTTGGCAAACCTTAGCCCGCTGTGCTTTTTAGACGCCGCTGCTTTAGCGGCTAGATACTTTTCTGCCTGGATCAAATCCGGTAGCGAATGCTGCTGTACGCTCACACCGTCAGCCGTAGCCTGCTTAGGCTCATTGATCGCATCAGCAACCGCTGTTTCGTCCATGCACCGCCCCACTGGTAAGATTGCAGCGGGGGGCTGGTTCTACCCCCCGCTGCCGTCGCGTTCCAGGTCCGTTTACCTTAGAGAGTGCATTCTGTCGCGATCCGGCAGCCGTTACAATAATGCTAACGAGTCGGTATTCCATAGATGGAATCTAGCGGGAAAATATCTGTTATAGCCCGCTGGGTGGGAAGAATGGTTGTTATGCTTCCGAGTTAATAGGAAAAACAAACGGCAACACATTAAAGCCAGCTTCCGCCCGTGGTGCCCCTGAAAACTCCCAAACACATTTTGTAAAACACCAAACGTATTCGTGGTTATAGTTAACCCAAATTTTATAGCCTGGTTTTGCTGGGTCTATTACGACTTCCGGCCCTTGAATGTATAGTCCATCCAATGGCCCGCCATTTACATTACTAACACCAAACCCATCTAAAATAGCACCAATTGCACATTCTCCGCTCATGGCCGCAAATTCCCCCCCAGCTCTCTTAGTTCGTTGACCATCCTTCTTATTGTCATCCTGTAATTCTCTCCGTCGTTTCAATCCGTTTCCCGCAGTGCCTGCATTTCCTTACCCGCGTAATCACTCGTCCAGCCTTGGGCCTAGTGTACCAAACCGGCAAATGCTCACAGCCACACTTTGGGCAGCGCAGCCGGCGCGGTTGTTCGGCTTGCTCGCTGGCCTGTTCTACATGCTCGCTATCCATTGCGCCGCCGATCTGCCTGGATTTCCTCCCAGGTCTTACGCTTGCGCGTGGCCTTCGCCTGCCCGGCGATCGTGCCGCCAACCATACTGGCACCCACAGCACACCCTACCAAACAATCCCAATAGTGATTGTCCCGGCCCGGCCTTAGCTTCCACTCGGTCACCCGTCGCCCTCGGCCCTCCACCTGTACGCCATACTCTGCGCTCAACTGGTCAACTAGCAACTCATGCACTCGGGGCCGATCCCCGAAAAACTCTATTGAACCCATCTTGCCCACTTCGGCCCGCAGCCGCTTGGCGACAATGGTTTTCCAACTGTTAATATCGGTCTGGACCTTGCGGCCTGGCAGTAGCCGCCAGAAATGCCCTTGCCTGACGCCCGGCTCACGTTTCCAACCCTCCATCGGCAAGCTAGCAGCACCCACAAACCGCCCGTGGTGCGCGTAGACTCGCTGCCGTGCCCTGGCCACTTGGTAAACCATTTCTGTAGACAACTGCCAATTGCCATCGATACCAAGCCAGTCCACCTTGCACTGCTTGCCGCTGTCCTCTTGGGTCCATGTTGTGGCTAGCAACTGGTCGGCTAATTGCCCAAGCCCCATTTCTAACGCCTGCTCCACCGTGGCCGCCTGCGTCACATCGCGAAGCGTCTTTGTCAAATCCCGCAGCGTCCAATATCGTTTCGACTGCTCGGGGTAGGCTCCGTAATCTATAACCGCGCCGGTCAAATCGTCGGCCCAAGCCACCACCAGCCACGGCAAAACGTCTTGCTGCACATCGAAAAACGCGGTTAGCTTTGTTGCCCACGCTGGCACCGTTCGCCGTGGTCGCTGATTGCATCGCTCAAGCAGCTCCGCAGCTCGCAGCGTTTCAATCCCGGTTTCTTCCTCCTGTAATGGCTGGTTTTGGTACTCGGCCCAGAACGCGCTTTCGTCCTTGGCCCAGATGTCCATTGCGTACTGCACAGCCGACAACTGGTGAGGCTCAAACCGCTGCGCCCAGCTCGGCACACATCCCGCGTCCATGGCCAGCCTGTTCTGTGCGTAGTAGTCGGTGGCTAGTCTTATGTCCTCATGCTCGCGTAAACTGTCCCCGCGTAGCTCGCGGTACTTATTCCAATGCGTTAAGTCTGTCGGCAGTGATCGCAGTAGCGCCGTTTTATGCCCGCGCCACTCTGGATTGGCCGTTCTGTCCAACAACTGATCGGCCAAGTCCCCTTGCTGTATCACCGTGCAAGGGCACATTGCCGAAATCTTCTTAGTTGGCCCCGCTAGCCCTAGCACCGATCGCGTTACTACGCGCAACCGTGTAGCCGTCTGCGCTGGCCGCCGGGCCGATTCGTCGGTTTGCGGGTCGTCCAAAATGCAATAGTCGGGCCTATGCGTCACACCGTCGGCAGTGGTGTACTGCATGCCGCGCATGGCCCCCAGTAGTCCAGCGGTCTGAATAATCACGCCACTGCTTGCTAATGCTTGCTGGCGGTTTTCCCGATCCATCACCGTAGGCAAAACGATTCGCTTTTCCGTCCACTTGATCCGAGTCCTAACACCCGATAGCACCTGGCCAGCCGCCCGATTATTGATCCCCTCTAGCTTTCTAACCGGGTAACATATCTCAGGAAAGTCCGCCAACAATTCCTCTCGCGTCTCAAAGTCCGTTTTGATCGTTTCCAGCATAGCCGCCGCGTGTGGTGCCGTGGCTCCGATTGGAACAACGTAGCGTCTATGGCCATAACAGGCCGCCCACTCCGCAGCCGCCACAACCAGCGTGGTTTTCCCGTTTCCGCGTGGCATCGCATACGCATACAATCCCCCTTGCAAAATGGTTTCCTGTATCAACCGTATCGCCTCTAGGTGATCTTCAGACCACTCTAGCGGAAACTTGTCTGCCTGGTACGTTTCCAGCCAGTAACGCAAATCTACCCGGCCAGCCTCCCGCCGCTCTGGATTGACCACAGCGGGCAAGGGGCCAATGTCGCGGCCCTTTCGTGACTGCTCGGCCTGTTGCTGCCTACTGCGCTCCTTACGTCGCTCGTAATCGTCGCCATCATCAAACAGCCACGCCATTTATAACCAATCCATCTCAATTACCTGGCCTTCCAATTGGCCGCTTTGTACTAGCGAATTATGCCGTACAATTTCCCGCCGCCGTCGATACTCAATCGGGTCTTTCTGCAGCTCATGTATCTCATCACTTGCCCCACCCGCCTCTGATCGCATCTTGTTTGCACACTTTAGGGAACAGGTTTTCCGGCCAAACCTACTGGGTGTCTGAAATGGAAAAAATAAATCGCCACACACAACACATTTTCGCATAACTTCACTTCCATGGCGGGGCTATTCGGGCCGCTGTGATTACCACGCCAGCCACGTAACCCAACATGAAACAAACCGCAAAACCTAACCACACGCCCCACACGCCACGCCCTCCAATCGTGCCCCTAGTTTTGTTTGTTCAAACCTTTCAACCGCTGCCTGTAACCGCTCATGCGGCCACCGCTGCTTTCTACCGTACTGGATCAAGCTAGCTCGCTCGATTTCGTCGGCACTCGTCGGCAGCTTGGCCAGTCGCAACTGCGGTAGTTCCGCCACTTTTGCTGTCTGGTAACTGCCCCTAATCGTCAGCCAGTTGTACAAAACACCAGGCCGCTGACTTTCCTGGGGTAACGCCTTCCATGCTGCAATCCGTTCCTGTATGTCGCAGTTCGACATGCCCAGGCTGATCGCTTTTGCTACAGCCTCTTCGGCTCTAGCAACTCCACACAAAGAAACAACAACAACCGGCTGTTGCTGCGTTGTTGTCGTTTCCTGTATACGTTTCTTGTCGGTTTGGGTGACATGGTGGCACTTCGGTTGTGCCATGGTGGCACTTCGTTCGACCCGCGTGGCACTTCGTTCGGTCGCCGTGGCACTTCGTTCGGCACTTAAAAGCGCTAATTCTGACCAGACTATCCGATAGTGATTCAGCGTGGCCGATCCGCGCCGCTCCACGCACAAAAGCGAACGCCTGACCAGTTCCTTAACCGCTCGCTTAGCAGTCCTCGCAGACACGCCGGCGCTAGTGGCAATCGATTCATAACTAGGCCACGCTTCACGCCCTCGGCCATAGCCGTCGATTGCCTTTAGTACCGACTTCAACGCAACCGCAGACACACCGGCAGCCCCAGCGATCTTAGCCGCCTCCAAGCATCCCAACTGATCCGCCCGCGTAAAATCAAACTGTTGTTGCGTCA